CTGTTATGGTTACTGAGACTACCCTTGCAACCATGGTTGTTATCCCAATTTTGATGGTTTTGATGGCTTAAATATAATCAAAAATCTGCAATATCTGAGAAAGACTGGGAAAGACTAAGGGTAAATAGCCTACCAAAATTTAAAGGACAGCTATTTGTAGGTATTAAATATGGTAAGGATGGAACAAATGTTGCAATGTCTGTAGCTGTAAAGACAATAAGCAATCGTATATTTGTTGAAGTAATAGACTGTCAAAATATTAGGAATGGTAATCTATGGATAATTAATTTTTTGAAAAATGCTGATATAGACAAAGTAATAATAGACGGTGCAAGTGGCCAAGACATACTTGCAAAAGAAATAAAAGAGTATGGTATAAAGACAAATCCAATTTTGCCAAGTGTAAAAGAAATAATTGTTGCAAATGCTAAGTTTGAACAAGCAATATTTCAAGAGAGCATATTACACAACAACCAACCATCACTTACTGCTGTTGCTACTAATTGTGAAAAAAGACTTATAGGAAGTCAAGGTGGCTTTGGATATAAAAGTCAATTTGAAGATAGGGAAATATCATTACTTGATAGCACCATACTGGCGCATTACTTGGCAAGTGAAAATAAACAAAAAAGTAAACAAAAAACAAGATATTAATTTAGACACTTATTTCAGGTGTCTTTTTTTATATAAAAAATACCCGGACACGGGGGTAAAATATGGAGGAAAAAATGGAGTTTAAAGCAATAACTACACAAGAAGAGTTTGACAAGGCTATAGCTGAAAGGCTTAAAAGACAAAAAGAGAGCATATTCAAAGAGTTTGAAGACTATGAACAGATTAAAAAAGAGCGTGATAATCTTCAAAATGAGTTGATAGAGTTGAAAAAGACATCTGAAACCTATGTTGCAGAAAAAGAAAATCATAGCAAGGAGTTAGAGGAGCTTAACAACAAAATAAAAGATTATGAGCTAAACAACATGAGAATGAAGATAGCTATTGAAAATAACATACCATACAGCCTTGCAGATAGATTGAAAGGAGATGATGAAGAAAGTTTAGCTAATGATGCTAAGTCATTAGCTGAATTTGTAAGTAAAAACAAAAATGTTGCACCTTTGAAGTCTACAGAGCCTAAAGTAGATGTCAAAAATGCAAGTTATAAAAAATTATTAGAGAATTTAGAACAAGGAGATTAAAACAATGGCAGATGTATTATCAAGAGGAACATTATTTGACACGGAATTAGTAACAGATTTAATAAACAAAGTAAAAGGCAAATCTTCACTTTCAGTATTATCATCACAAACACCAATACCATTTAACGGTCAAAAAGAGTTTATTTTTACAATGGATAATGAAGTTGATGTTGTCGCTGAAAATGGCAAAAAATCACACGGTGGTATCAGTGTAGAACCTGTTAAAATAGTACCTATAAAGGTTGAATATGGAGCAAGAGTATCAGAAGAATTTATATATTCAAGTGAAGAAGATAAAATTAACATATTAAAGGCATTTAATGACGGATTTGCAAAAAAGGTGGCAAAAGGTCTTGACCTTATGGCTTTTCACGGAATAAATCCAAGAACTAATACAGCATCTACAGTTATAGGAACAAATCATTTTGATAGTATTGTTACGCAAACTGTGACATTTACGGAAAATGATCCTGACTCAAATATTGAAGCTGCAATTGCTATGATTAACGGTAGTGAGGGAGATGTAAACGGACTTGCAATATCCCCTATATTTTCATCAGCTCTTGCAAAGATGAAAATAAACGGAGCAAGATTATTTCCTGAACTTGCTTGGGGTGCAAATCCAGGATCAATTAACGGACTTAAAGCTGATATCAATAGGACTGTCGAAAATGCTACAGTAAAAGACAGGGGGATAATAGGCGATTTTGAAAATATGGTCAAATGGGGTTATGCAAAAGAAATACCTTTTGAAGTTATAAAATACGGTGATCCTGATAATTCAGGGAAAGACCTTAAAGGCTACAATCAAGTATATCTAAGAGCTGAAATATACATTGGTTGGGGTATAATGGATGGTAAATCATTCGTAAGAATTGTGGAGGCTTAGAGTAATATGAGATATAAAAATATTAAAACAGGGGCTGTCATTGACAGTCCTTGCACAATTTCAGGCGGAGATTGGATAATATATGATAAAGATGAAGTAACTCAGGACTTTGAAAAAGAGGAACAGAAAAATGATGCTATAGAAGATGATGAAGAAGAAGAAAATCAGGAAGAGTCTCAGGGAAGTGATGAAGTTGCAGAACTCAGTAAAAAAGAAATCATACAGGAGCTAAAGGCACTTGGGATAAAATTCAATCCAAGTGCAAATAAAAAAGAATTGTATGATCTGATGATGAAAGGTAGATAAAATGCTAAACTATGCGACTATAGATGATATGACTGCACTATTTAGACCTTTAAAAGCTGATGAGATAGAAAAAGCAAAGGCATTATTACCTATCGTTTCAGATAACTTAAGAGTAGAGGCTAAAAATGTAGGGAAAAATCTTGATATAATGGTCAAAGACAGCTTATCGTATGCTAATTTAGTCAAGTCAGTTACAGTTGATATAGTGGCAAGGATGTTGATGACATCAACTGACAGTGAGCCAATGACACAAACAAGTGAAACAGCACTTGGATATACATTTCAAGGAACATATCTTGTACCGGGCGGGGGATTGTTTATTAAAAAAACTGAACTTGCAAGATTAGGTTTAAAAAATCAAAGGGTAGGTGTGATAGAGTTGTATGGGTAAGATTAAAGGCATTAAGGTTATATTAGTAACAAAAATTGAAAAAGGAAAAGATCCTTTTGGAAATTCTATATATGATGAAAGTCAAATAGGAGTTGAAAATGTGCTGATAGGACAGCCTACCACTGATGATATCACAAATTCGCTTAATTTATATGGTAAAAAGGCTGTATATACCCTTGCAATCCCGAAAGGTGATACTAATGTTTGGGAAAATCAGGAAGTTATATTTTTTGGTCAAAGATGGAGAGTATTTGGTAAGGTTACACAAGGCATAGAAGACCTTATACCTCTATCTTGGAATAAAAAGGTAATGGTGGAGTCTTATGAGTAAAGTTTTTAAACTTAATAAAAGTGGTGTAAGACGGTTGCTAAAAAGTGAAGAGATGAAGAAAATGCTATCTGAAAAGGCTGATATAATAGTTGGAAAATGTGGAGATGGTTTTGAATCAGACCATCATACTGGAAGAAACAGGGTAAATATTTTGATAAGAGCAAATAGTGTTAAATCATATTATAAAAATCTTAAAGAAAATACTATACTAAAGGCATTGAGATGATTGAATTAATTATATATAACTTTTTAAAGGGTAATATGAGCGTTCCTGTTTATTTGGAGCATCAAAAAAACGAGCCTGAAAAATTTGTAATTTTTGAAAAAACATCAAGTAGTAATCAAAATCAAACTAATTCAGCTACATTTGCATTTCAGTCTTATGCTAATAGTATGTATGAGGCTGCAAAGTTAAATGATGAATTAAAAAAAGAAGTAAAAAAAATGGTTGAGCTTAATGAGATTGCATTTGTAAAATTGAACAGTGATTATAATTTTACAGATACAACTACAAAGAAATATAGATATCAAGCTATATTTGATATTAAATATTAAAAGGAGATAATATAATGGCCAATAATTCAGAAAATGTAAGTTTTGGTAAGCCAAAAATCGGTGGAGCAATATATTCTGCTCCTCTTGGTACTACATTGCCTACTAATGCTACGGCATCACTTGATGAAAAGTTTAAATGTCTTGGCTATGTAAGTGATGATGGTATTACAAATGAAAATAGTATGGATAGTGACAAGGTAAAGGCTTGGGGTGGTGATACAGTAGCTGTAGTCCAAAAAGAAAAAGATGATACATTCGCATATACATTGATAGAGTCGGTCAATATAGATGTCCTTAAAGAGGGAAATGGAGATAAAAATGTAACAGGAGCACTTGAAACTGGGATAGTTATAAAGGCAAACTCAACACCTCCAACACCACATTGTTTAGTTATTGACATGGTATTAAAAGGCGGTATATTAAAGAGAATAGTCATACCTAACGGAACTGTATCAGAGATAGGTGAGATAAAATATACTGATGAAGATCCAATAGGATATGAAACAACAATAACATGCGTTCCTGATACTGACGGAAATACACATTATGAATATATTCAAAAAGGCTAATTAAAAGGAGTATGACATGAACAAAGATATAATAAAAGGTGTTACTAAATCAGGTTTTGAGTATGAAATAACAAAAGAAAGATTAAATAATTTTGAGCTAATTGAAGTGTTTTCAGAGGTTGACGACAATCCGCTGTTACTCCCAAAAGCTCTAAATTTATTGCTTGGAAAAGAACAAAAGCAAAGACTATACGATCATTTAAGAACAACAGATGATATTGTACCTGCTGACTTAGTGGGGCAAGAAATAGTTGAAATATTTAACTCAAATCAGATAAAAAACTAATCATCCTCGCTAATATGATAAAGACTGATGAAGATGCGTTAATGTGCGATTTAGCAGAAACATATAATATCTTTGATTATAAACAGCTACCTCTTACGAGTGTGGCTGTTTTTGCTTGTGGTTTAAAAGCTGACAGCAGAATTAAGATGAAATTATCAGGCTTTAAATTGCATTTAGATACACTTCTATTAGCATCAATTTATGATACTCTCAACATATTATTGTGGACAAAAACTAAAGATGCGCTGAAAAACAAGAATAGACCAAAATCAATATTAAGTGGAATTGAGAATACTAAAAGTGATGAGGTAGTCGCTTATCATAGTAGTGAGGAATTTTTAAAAGCAAGATATAAGGAAGTGAGATGATGGCTA